GAAAAGATACGATATGAGAATGGCCGATTTTTATGGAAAATGCCCGTATTCTAATATAGAATTTAGTGACACAGGATTTACAGTTAAGAGCTTATATAGTTTGTCTAAGAATAAATTGAAGGATTTGGGTATTCACAACCATATGACACCAATCAAAAAGAGATTATTTGGATGTATGTGTAGTGAACACTATATTTATCCTAACAAGATGATTGGCTCCCGCCCAGGAAAAGATTTTTTTTTTGTTACTTATTGTGATAACTACGCTTACGCTGAAAAACCTGATTTAATCTATTATGACAAACCTATCACTAATGATGTTGTTGTTACGTATGTTAGCGTTCCAAGCTATCACTATCAAAAGACACATGCAATAATGAGTGGAAATGAGATTAATGTCCGAGAGTTATTAGATTTTGATACAACTCTGACTGATGATTCAGATCAAGGTGGTCATCACATATATAATTTGCGAAGAAACCGAATAGGCAAATTTTATTATGAGATGAAACGTGACTGTATAGCAAGCAGATTGTATTACAGAATAATGAAAGGACAACAATTTAATGGATATTCAGAAATGTGGGAACAACAAATGGGAATGTTAGATAACTTCTTTAAGGTAGAGATAAGTGAAGATAGTAGAAAATATGTAGATGATAAAATAGAGGAGCTTAAAACCTTAGCTGAAAGCAATAGTGAGAGGATAGCAGATGGAGCGATGACGTTGACAGACCAGTTAGCGAGAAAAGATCCTATCAAAGTACAGATAGGATTAGAAAACAACTATGCTGTCTTGTTAGCTGAGCTTACATCCCTGGGTTATGCCATATGGAAAGCCAAGGACTATGCACATTTGGCTTCAATTGTCACTGTGTATTTGATGGGAAAAAGAGTAGCAACACAATTGATTTACGATTTCTTGGACTTACTTAAAAAAACATTTTCGAAGGCTGAGCAAGAGTCTGAAGACGAAACAGTGGATAAAGCAGGATTCTGTTTATTTAATGGAATATCTGCGATTTTCAC